CTTTTACCTGCCCTTTGCGCTGCTGCAGTTTTGGCTACTCCTTCAATACTTGGAGCTGCTGCTTTACCTATAGCTCCAACTAAATCACCACCAGGTTGAGCCAATAAGTTAGCACCAAATTTTGCTAGTTGTAAATATTTATCTCTGGTTATATCTTCTTCATCTTCCCCTAAAGCTGCTTGAAACATATCCATATAACTTTTAATAGTATCTTCATCGGAAGGTGTATCATCTAATTTTGTTTTTTTAGGTGCTCCTGCATCTGGAGTTGGAACAATAGGTGTGCCAGGAACATTTGTACTAGTTTTATCTAATTCTTTTTTTAAAGCTGCTTCTTTATCTAATCTTTCTTTTTCTTCTGCTTGATATTTTGTTGTCTTAATAATAGGTTCACTTTTTTCTTCTTGACGTTCTTGTAATCTTTTAACAATAGTTTCTTCACTAGGATTAAAAAAATCATAAATACTTTGTAAAAAATTTCCACCTTCTTGATAACCAGTTCTAGGAGTTAATCCTGCATCAGGTTGAATACCTGACATAATACCAGTCATACCACCGCCCATATACTTAGGTCTTATGGTTTTGATACCACCACCCATATACTCTTCTCTTTGGGCCATACCACCTTTTCTAAACATTGGTCTTGTTAAAGTTCTAGACATTATCGTATTCCTAACGCACTACCTACAGCAGCAAAAGGATTGTTACCTGTTAGTCCACCATAAATACCAGCAATACCTGTGCCTAAACCTAATGCAGTTTGTAATGCACTAGCTGGTGGTGTTTGTGCTATTTGTGTTTGACCTGGGTATCCAGAAATTAATGATGCAACACCTGAACCATAAGTGCCTAGTCTTTGATAAGGTTCATATGCTTGAGTTCTCGCTGCCTGTGCCTGTGCATCTAGTACAGCTTGATTCTGTGCTTGTTGTATACCACCTAATCTTCCTAAACCAGATATTTGTTGTTGTGCTAAATTTTGTAAACCTCCACCTAATGTTGCTTGTTGTTGTGCTACTGATTGTTGGTTTGCAAAGTCTTGTTGTCTTCTAGCTGCTGCTTGTTGAAAACCTTGTTGTAATAAATTAGCTTGGATGCCTGCTCTGTTTCTAGCTTGGTTAGCAAGAAACTCTGCTTGTAATACACCCTCACGACCACCACCAAATGCGCCTGGTGTGCCTAAAGCTCTCGCTGCTTGCTGCGCCTGTTGAGCTTGTGTTTGCCTGTCAAATTCAGTTAGTGTTGTATCAATTACATCAGATTGATATGGAGACATGTAAGATTGAATAGAACCTGCTCCTGTGCCTGCACCAGTTCCAGTAAGAGCTGTTGCCGCGTCTGCTGCTGTTCCAGCTTTAGTTAGAAATGGTTGAAATGCTCCTAAACCTTTTGTTGGATCAATTGCTTGTGCATACGCTGCTGCTTGTAGTGGATCTTGTGCTGCAACTGTTGGTGCAAACTTTGTAGTATCAACAGGTAAGGATGTTAACGCTGCTATCTGCGTTCCATAATCTTTACCTAGATCTTCTATAAATTGTGCGGGTAATGTTCGCGTTGTTTGTACAGCCATTATTTTACCATTCCTTCTAATTTTTTCATTGCATTATACATTCGTTGTGCTCCTTTTTCAATGTTTCCGTTGCCCGCTCCTCGAACCGCGTTAGCCGTCATTACGAACTCATTTTTAGATAACATAGCTGGTACATCGTCTGCTTTTTCTTTAATACCAACCGGTACAAATCCACCTTTGTCTCTGTAATCTCTCTCCATAATACCTGCTTTATTTTTTCTCATATCACCTGTTGGCATACTCATTATACCACCTTCAGCTTTTTTAGCTTTTTTCTTTTTCTTACTTTTCTTTTTATATTTACTTGAATAGTCTGCAACATCTTCTATGTCAGGATTCATAATCATAAATTCTCTCATATCATCAATTTCTTCCATTACTGCAGGATTACCCATTTTTGATGGTTTACTACCCTCAGCATTTTTTTCTCTATCAGTTTCCTCTTCATTATATTCTTGAGAGTATTTACTATATTCATTTATATCTAAATCTTTTACTTCTAGCCCATAGTTAGCTTTTAACCACTTCATAAAATTAGTACCACCTTC